CGACTACTCAACCGAAATGGAGCCAGATCAAGATCAAGGTTGGTGTGAATGCTGTAGCACCAACTCGTTATCTTCAGCGGCAATACTGATGGGGATAATATGAAGACAGCAATAGTGTATGACGAATGTGGTAGCGACTGGGCAATCGAATGCTCAGACGACACCACTGTCGAAGAACTCAAGGATAGATACCCTGAGATTCAGTTCAGGTACTGGGAACAATACAGTGCCCGAGAAATGGCAGAGTGGAGACTCTCACTCGAGGATGATTACTAATACCTCCTGCCCGTTCCCTCTCGAGGGGGCGGGTTCTACCGCTTAGTCGACTTTAAAATAGAATCCTTCGGATACTCTATGTGACCCACGACACAAGGTCTTGGGTCCTATGGTTTTGTATGGAGTGCTAGCGCACACATGTTTGTTTGTCTCGGACCTTTGGTCCGAGACGCGACGGCGCGCCGTCGGGCCGCAAGGCCGCAAAGCCGCAAGTTCGAAGGGTAATTTACTTGTGTTTAACTTGTGTAAATGGTACAAATAAGCATTAACAGAAAAGGGAAAACAAAATGAAAAACGGTATCATATACAAGGGGCCAAGCCTATTGGATGGTAAACCAATTGTAGCGATTGCAACATATAGCGACCGCAACACAAAGACTGGTAAAGTCTTACAAACTTATATTATCCGGTCGGATATATCACCGCTCGAAGCATCGAAAACTGGTGAAGATTTTTCTATTTGTGGGGATTGCAAATTTAGAGGTACACCCACAACGGATCCCGACCGCAAACAAGCAGTCAAAAGGGATTGCTACGTAAACTTAGGGCAAGGCCCGACAATCGTTTATAAATCTTTTGTTCGTGGCATATATCCAAAAGCAGATTTTCAATGGTCCAGAATTCTACTTGGCCTTGATCGTTTCGTAAGGATCGGAACCTATGGGGATCCAGCAGCCGTTCCAAATCATGTTTGGGAACAGCTATTGAGCAACGCCACAACATGGACCGCCTACACTCATCAATCGAACTGGCGTCCCGACATAGCAATGCAGAGTGCAGACAATCACGACCAAGCAATTGCACAATGGAAACAAGGCAACCGAACATTCAGAGTTATTGCGGACCTTGGCGACATCGACAAAAAGAACGAAGCCCTATGCCCCGCATCGAAGGAAGCGGGGCGACGGGTGCAATGCACCGCTTGCAAACTTTGCAAAGGATCGAGCAAAGGAAAATCAATCGCGATAGTAAAACATTAAAACACATTCCAGGCGGTTCTAGCCTCCACCGCCTGGACAGCAGCCGCTCGAGCACTCAAACTCGAGCGGTTTTTATTAAGCCAGTTGAGCCGCAAGGTATAAAAGCCGCACCTCGAGCCGCAAGTCGAGCCGCAAGAAAATCCCACAGAGCCGCAAGATCCGCAAATTCATGGCCCTCGGCCCCCGATATACCGCTCTGGCTCAGAGATGGCCCCTGATCACCCTCAAATAAAAATAGATGGTTGTCCACGGCCCTCTTTACTAAGTAAAAATTTGAGCCTCCTCGAGCGTGATAGGCCATATTCCAAGCAACTTGATGAGGGCTGATGTTGACTGCGTTACTTTTGGCTACTTTCAATTCAAACCAAAAGGCTTTGCCGTCCCAGACCATGTGAACATCAGGTACACCACCCCCATGCTTGTTCTCAATCCGTGTAGCAAAACATTTTTCTGGTAGATTATTGCGTATCTGCTTCCAAAAGTTCGACTCTGGTCCCTTGCTCATCTGTTACATCCTCCGCTGTTCCATCGATTACAAACGCTTGAGGGTATTGTTTCTGCAAAAGAGCCAGTCGAGCAGTGATTTCATCTCGAGACAGTTGATCGATGGTGTTGATTGTTTCTCTTCGATCAATAGTCAAACCACCCAATGCAGATCTAATCTTCTCAGCGTTAATTGCCGCAGAAAATTGTCCTGCATCTTCAGCACCAAGAGATAATTTATGTAGTCTTTCGAGTTGCCCAATGGTGGACACTCCATATCTTCTCTCGCGTTCTTCTCTAATCTCTTGGATATATTCCAGAACATGAGGATAGTCCCGACCATTCAGTAAAACAGAAGCCTGTTTCTTTGCTAGGTCAGTGGCATACCCTGCCTTCCTTGCACATTCTGCGTTCGAATAGATGCCTTCCACAATGTGTCTAGCAAAAGTCATCTGGCGGTTTGTTAATTGACGGTTGTGTTCTTCTTCGATCTTCTTTTTTATGCTCGGCATACGATCCCCATTTGTATGTTTATCCCAACCTAATCCAAGAAATAATTTTTATCAATCAATTCTATATAGGGGTTTTCTCTACAGAAACGTACTCACCGTACTCACTTTGTACTCAGAGCAGGGCAGTTTGAACTATATATACTTGACTTGAGTACGTTTGAGTACGCTGAGTACACTTGATTTGAATGCAAAAAAAAAAAAAAAAAAAAAACAAAAAATCTCTGGCTGTGTGGCCTATATGTATTTTTTGTCCTCAAACCAATAAAAGGGTTGTGTTGTGTGTCAAACACAAGTAGTTTGTTTGTAGAAAACAAATCAAAGGGAAAAACAAATGGCATACAACGGATGGACAAACAAAGAAACGTGGCTCGTGGGCGTGTGGTTAGGAGATCATATGCACACGGACCAAGAAGAGGGCATCGAGATCTCCGAAGATTATATCGAAGACTTGGTGGATAATTGCGTTGCTGACTGTGGTGTAAGGGGCGATGGTTTTGTTTCAGATTTATTAAACTGTTCTTTGGGTGAGATTAATTATCTTGAGATAGCTAAACACTATAAGGAGGAAATGTAATGTTAGCGATTGATTGTATGGAAGAGGGGACCATGGTCATAGATTGGAACCCCGAGAGGTACAAGACCAAGGCTAATGCGGCGAAGGGTTTGTACAAGGCATTACGTAAGTGGTGTGAGGATGTTGGGTTTGATCCTGACATCGAGGTTCGTATCGACAACCCCGAGCAAAACGAGGTTCGAGGTTACGGTAAGAATTGGCGTGTTTGTTTTGAAGCAGGGCCGTTCGAGTGGGCGGTTCATGCGTCATTGCAGATGCCGTTTTGTAAGTGGGGCTATTGTGAGCCGTACTACAGTTTTGATTTATGCTTTACTGAGTAGGGGGAAGTTATGAGATTATACTATGATCAAAAAGGTAATTGGGCAGGGACCCAATCGGATGCGAAGAAAGCATTTGGAAAAGACTGGTGGGAGATCGATGTTCCCACCTCGAAGGCCGAGATGCTTGAGTTCTTAAACTTGCACAATTGTTTGCGAGATCCAAACTTGGGTAGCGGTGAGGTTATCCTCGAAGCAGAACAAGAGATGATCGAGGAGCGTAATGCTCATCCTCAGTCGGGCAGTGCTAATCAAGAGTACCGAGATCCGAGTTCCTATGACGTTCGGGATGTGGTCTTGAACTGTGACCGCAAGCATTTGGGTTCGGCACTGGGCGCGATTATCAGTCGGTTACATGATGAATTGGGGGACGTGTGATGCACGAGTATCATTTTTGTTTTGATAGCGACTACGGTGCTATGTTCGGTACGATTGAGGCCAAGAACGAGAGAGAGTTCTACAAGGTTCTCAAGGAAGATCACAAGCAAGACATTGGTTCGGACGGTCACTTTGACTGCCCGATTACTGGTGATGAGAAATCTTTAGATTGGTAGAAGGGAGAAAAATTATGCCAAATCATTGTTATCAACAGGTCCACATCGAGGGACCACATCAAATAGTATCCATGTTGTACCATGGATTGACCGAGAACGGTTTCAACCATGATGACCTGCCTCGAATTGACAACCCACAGTTCTGTCAGTTGGTTGTGCCAATGCCGTTCGAGCAGTGGCTTGCACCGAGGACCAAGTGGGGAGAATACGAGGTCGAGGGTTGGTACGACTGGAGGTGCGAAAACTGGGGGACCAAGTGGGAAGTTTGTGAAGTCGAGATCGACGAGGAACTTACTTGTGAAAATGGTCGAGCAGATCCGTTATTTGATGGAGAAGCTAAGTCATGGTTCGCGTTCCGTTGTTGGACGGCATGGGGTCCACCTGTTCCAGTGTGGGACAAGTTGCATCAGATGGGGGTCAAGGTTCACGCCACTTATCAGGACGAGGGTGGTATGTTCGAGGGCGAGTATATCGACGGCAATGACAACACTTGGGAACCAGAGTTCGAGGAAGAGGAGGAAGCTCATGCGGTATGAGGTTAGAGTAGAACTATCTGAGACTGTCGAGGCTGACAGTCCTAAAGAGGCACAGCAAAAGTTCATGGAAAACTTTGAGTATGCTGACGTTAAGTATGGAACGTGGCACGTTGAGCCTGATGACGTTGAACCGATGGAGGACGAAGCATGTTAGATGCTCAAGGAATAAAATTTTACATGGAACATTTTGGTCAGTTGAGGGGAGCGGAGATCATAGATTTCAACATGGTTCCTGACAGCTATGACAAGCATAACTCGTGGCCTACGTTCACGATGCGAAAGGGCAAGGACACATTTAATTTCGTGTTGTCCCAAGATGAGGAGGGCAATGGCGGTGGCTTTGCATTTATCGAAGATGCCTAGAAGAGTTAGAGCGACAGCGGACATGGTTTCATTCTTGGAGTGGGTGGGCGATGTGCCCGATGACATTCCAGAGGATGAGATCTGGTATTGGGTCAAGCACAACATCGATGGTGGTGAGTTCTATGAGCCTGACCCTTCGCAAGGGGACTGGATCTGGGGATCGGAAGTAGAGATATTGGAGGATAAAGATGATAGTTGACGTTCGAAGTCCTGTGTCTGCTTACCTCGAACTAAATGGTTTTACTATTTATGTTGAGGTCAGTGAGGCTACAGAAAACAAACCGCAAATAGATTATTGGAAGAAGGGAGAACAAGATGACGGATCGTGAAATGGAAAAGATGTTGGATGAGATATTCCGCAAGGTATTTAAGGAGGATTGGTGATGGATGATGAACTAAAAGATATGTTGTTGCGATACTTGCGAGACATGTCAGAACGTGGCGACCACACTGCCAGACAACTACTACCTTTGGTTCTGGATCACGAGGATAGCTTGTTGGAAGTTGAGGAGATAGAGTGATGGAAATACATAAAGGATATTACGACTGCGTTCCAGTGCGTTCAGTGGATGACAAACATGGTCCATGCACTGTCTATACCGCATACTGGGATGGTCGGGCCGATTTTACTGTATATTTGTACGACAAAGATCCGTACTGCATTTTTATTAAGGAGGGAGAAGATGGGTAAAGTAAAAGCATGGGTCATGGACCGAGAGGATCGAGCCTCTGATCGAGGTGCGGCGGACCGATACTATGGGAGACAGCCAGAGCCGCGCATTTGGTTGGACAACATAGGCAAGGACGTTGTGGCCGAGGTTGATATGACCGAGGGCGAGGTTGAAGCGTACTTCGAGGGGTGGCGCAACGAGGAAGACAGAAAGGATTGGGGCTGATGGATGATGTTGATAGAGACGGTGACCCAATCTTAAAAGGTGGAGGGGTGATGCCAGAGGCAGTGGTGCGGTACTCCCTTAGTTCGGGCATAAAAATGTGCGTGATCAAACAAGACAAACTAAATGAGTTGATCGCGATTATCAATGGTCAGGACAAAGAGTTAAAAAAACTTAGAGAAAATTTGGAAAGGATTGGGGCTGATGGTTAAGTGGGATTTATCTAAGCTTGAAGAGAAGTTCATGCCCAAGGACATAGGAGATTTTGTCTGGGCTATATCGGGATTGACCGAGGTTATTGGTGAGAGTTTCACGACCTCGAGTGACGAGGGTCGCATCGTGTCATGGTCGGATGGGTCGGATGGATACTTCCTGATGCTTGTTTTGGATGACCATGGCAAGGCTCGTGCGTTGATACATGATCACGAGGACGCGAAAAAAACCTATGCGGCGATAGGATATTGCCGTTATCATAACATTACAATTGAACTTTCATGGGAAGAGGAGACTTAAAATGTTTAAAGAACTATGGGCAAGGATCAGGAGCAAGCAGCAGTCGGGCGCGAAGCTTACGCGCAAGGAGCAGATCCTAGCAGAGTTAAGCCGAGACATTGGCACTGCGAAACAACTTGCGGACAGGTCTGGCGTGAAGCTTACGATTGTACGCACGACACTGTCTCAACTCAAGAAGTCTGGCAAGATCAAGGACACTGGAAAGGATGCAGGGAGTGAGAGCATCTGGAAAGTTGTCAAAGGATGATCGAATACTTCACGGCACTCGTGATCGCGTATACCTTACACGGTCACGAGATCGAAACAGCCGTATGGTTCGAGAGCGAAAGGCATTGTTCGAGGGCCATGAACAACAGGAGTGCAGATATGATGTATGATTATTTGTACGACATCTACGGCAACAACATTTCGATGGGATGCTACACGACGGACAGGGTATCAAAATTAATCAGACCAAAGTTAAGACCCAGAAAGGAGGAGTAATATGGGAAACGAACAGTTGAGTATGTTTCAAGCAGCGCAGTTGCACTGGCTGAAACGACAGGTAGATAATTTGCGGGAGGAGGAACACAAGACAGACGCACGGCCTGGAATAAAGCGAGAGCTATGGGCCGCAAGGGAAGAGCTTGATGATTACGTCAGGCAACTCAAGAAAGTTGGTGTATCAATTCACAATGGTGGTCGGTAATGGGCCGTTGGACAGAGTTGCAAAAGGAATGGCAGGGTTACAAACGTAAACTTGCATATGGAAAACAAGAGGTGTCTTTGAAGGAAGCACCATGGGAGAAAGAAAATGAAAGCAAAAATCGAGATGATCAGTTCACTGATCAAGAGGAAAGAAACGGAACTGGACGATATACAGTGGGACAATCCTGACGACCCAAGGATCGAGGACCTAGTAAAGGAACTCAACTACTATAAAAACAAGTACGAGCAGGGCGAATTGTATGAACCTAACTTTTAGTTGCAACCAGAACACAACCAACATATAAGCTGCAAACAAACGGAGAATAAAATGGAAGCCAGAAAACAAGATAGGAAATGGTCAGAGAAGTTTCAGACTATAGCCCTGTTTAAAGACGACATCAAACTGCTAAAGAAACTTGCGGACAAAGAGCAAAGGTCCATGGCTCGACAACTTTCTGTAATAATTCAGAAAGCAGTTGCCGAACAAAAGGCTGCATGATACAATAAATTACACTGCTCGAGTAAGCGCACTGCCTGTGGCTTACCTCGGATTACTAGACCCCGACCGGCTAGGAAAAAATGTAACACTGCGACGTTGGGGTCACTTTTTCTTTTTATAACCGCGCACTTGCGCTGCTGTCATTCGAGACCACCCTCTAGAAAAAGCTTTGGCAACATCGAGGTCGAGGCCAGTTAACTCTGCAATTTCTTTTGCTGTTGTTTCTTCGGATGCATAACCTGTGCATCGTTCTTCGAGCAGCTTGGTTATTTCTTCGGGTTCACATCCGAGTGCTTTTTTTACAAAGTCAGCCATTCTCTAGCCTCTTCACCTAATACTTTTGCACTGATATCGATCTTGGATTGCAGTGAAGTGACAATCTTTTCATCGATGGTTCCGTCTGTAATAAGATCAACGTAGGTTACGTTATTCTTTTGTCCAATTCGGTGTGCTCGATCCTCTGATTGTGCTCGAGTTTCGAGATTAAAATCATTAGCATAATAAACCACGAGGTCTGCTTCGGTCAAGGTCAATCCATATCCCGCTGTGGCGGGGTTACCTACGAAGAACTTTAGTTTTGAGTTCTTGTCTTGAAACTTCTCGACAATCCTTTGCCGCTCATCATCTGGGGTGTCCCCATAGAACGAGGCCGCACAACCTTCACCAAAAGTTTCGTTTAGCATTTTAGTAATCTGTTGGATGTCGTATCGAAAGCGTGACCAGATGATAGCCTTGCCGTCGTGCTCTTCGATCAACTCTTTCAATGCATCCATACGTTTTGAATCAAAGTATATTGTTTCACCATCATCGGTCTTGAGATGACCGGACATGATTTGCTGCAAGCGCAACATCTGAGTAATGACAGCAGGAGCCGTGGACAATTCGCCACTATCCAACATGACGAGGGCATACTGTTTGATTGAGTTGTACATCTCTCGTTGTTGCTTGGTCATCTCGACGTACCGTACTGTGTAGATCTTTTCGGGTAGATCGAGGCAGTCTTGTTTGAGCACTCGATAGGAGAATGCGTCGATCCTCTCGGTTAATTCATCTAGGTTCTTGTATCCCACGATCTGTTGGAAGGCATGGGAACCCATGGTTTTGCGTTGCACGACTGCGTATCTGTATTGAAATGAATAGAAGGAGTCGTAACCAAGAAGACCTGGGCGAAGGAACTCGCACTGCGAATAAATATCCATAGGACTTTTTGTAATGGGAGATCCTGTTAGTAACCGTTTGTACTTGAATGCCGCTGCAATTCTCATTAGTGATTTAGTGCGTTTGGCTTTTGGATTCTTGATGGTGGTGGATTCGTCGACGGCAATCAATCCATTTCGACCAAACGCACGAGCCATCCATTCTCCACCTGTCTTACCTTTGACTGATGAGAATGCTTCAACATTCATAACAAAGATTGTGAGGCCCTCGAACTTCTCACCAACAGATCTCATCTCTGCCTGTTGGGTTTTGTTTGGCGAGGATACCCACCGGATTACTCGATGGGGTATGTCATCGGACATGTGCTCTGGTATTTCTTTTGCTACCCAGTTTCGGTACACGCCCTTTGGTGCGATGACCAAAGCAAAGTTTATTTCTCCTAATAGGTACAGCATACCGATGTTATCGAGTAGAACTTTTGATTTCCCCGTACCCATTTCCATAAAGTAACCAAACTCTGGCCTGTCCCACCCACGTTCGAGTGCCGTGATCTGGTGATCAAATGGTTTTAATTTGTAATTGTAGTTGACAACCACCACATATCTCCATTATTGTCTTCAATACGGATAGCATACCGCTTCCGTTATATCAACCCTGAAGAGGAGAAACTTATGGACGATATATTTGAAGACATGTTTGACGAATCGGCAGCACTGTCGTCAGTCGACACTGGAACTGGAAAACAATTAAGTCAACTGGTTCGCAATCTCCGCAACGTCGAGCAACAGATCGAGGATGCAGAGAACCACATGAAAGCACTGAAGCAGGAGAAGCACAAGCTCTCCGTAGAAAACATTCCTGCACTCATGGATGAGATGGGGGTAGAGCGTCTCGACGTAGACGGTCTTACCGTTGAGCGTAAGATGATTATCAGTGCCTCAATACCGCAAGACCGCAAGGAAGACGCACTTGCATGGCTGCGTGATAACGGATTGGACGACATTATAAAGAACGATGTCACCTGTTCCTTTGGTAAAGGTCAGGACAATCTGGCAGGGGATGTTGTTGGAATACTACAAGATCGTGGTTTCGATCCAATGACCAAGACCCATGTACATCCATCCACACTCAAAGCTTTTGTAAGGGAGAGAGTAACGGATGGTAAACCGATTGACCTCGATATGTTCGGGGCATTCATTTCAAATGCAGCGCAGATCAGGAGGAAATCATAATGGCGACCGCAGTAACAAAGAAGAAAGAAACCGCAGTATCAACGGATGTAATGGATGACATCTTAGAATTTGCAGGGGAGGGTGCAGCATACGACAGTTCGGAGATGCAAATTCCGTTTGTCCGTATCCTGCAAGCCATGTCACCTCAGTTGAAGAAGCGTGAAGCTGAGTACATCGAAGGCTCGGAACAGGGGGACATGTTCAACACTGTAACCAAACAGTATTGGACAGGGGAAGAAGGTGTGACTGTCATACCTTGTTTCCAAACCACCAAGTACCTAGAGTTCACACCGCGTGAACAAGGTGGCGGCTTCCGTGGTGAGATCGCACCAACAGATCCAGTCTTGCAAAGGACTGAACGTCAGGGTGCAAAAGAGATCTTACCTAGCGGCAACGAACTGGTGAAGTCTGACCAACATTATTGCTTGGTTGTGGATGACGAGGGTTCTTTTCAACCTGTAGTTATCGACATGAAGTCTAGTCAGTTGAAGGTCAGTCGTCGTTGGAAGACCCAGATCGCGATGCAAAAGATTAAGCATCCGAAGACAGGTCAGTTGATTACGCCACCGTTGTTTGGCAATCAGTGGAAGTTCGGCACTGTCGAAGAATCCAATGACCAAGGTACGTGGTTCAACTACGCTATCGAAAAGATCGGTTTGTTAGAGAACCGAGATCTCCTACTTGAGGCTAAGTCATTCCGTGACAGTGTAGCCGCAGGTGAAGTGAAAGCTGCCCCAGAAGTTGAGGACTCTCCCTCGAAAGACGGAGAAGAAATCCCCTTCTAGGTAGCCTGGGGGCGGCTATTTTCCCTTGCCGCCCCTTTTTCATTTCAACAGGAGCAGTAAATGTCACAAGCAAAGAAGCTTCTTGCCGCGTACACTGGCGCATTGTCCGCACATGGGACAACCACGGTCGGTAGAATTGGACGCAACGGCAAGGCAGAGAGCCAGAGTAAGATTGTTCGAGAGCCGATGACCGAGGAGATTGTGCAGGGGCACATCGATGGCAAGCAGGGGATCGGGGCAATACCAATCAACGAAGACAACATGTGTAAGTTTGGGGCTATCGATGTAGATGTGTATGACCTCAACCATAAAGAATTACAGGAACGAATAAACAAATTGGATCTGCCTCTATTGCATTGTAGATCCAAGTCGGGCGGTGCTCACTTGTATTTGTTTCTCAAAGACTGGGAACCTGCTGCTGTAGCTAGAGAGTATCTAACAGAGATGGCGATACTCTTGGGGCACAGTGGCGTAGAGATCTTTCCCAAGCAGGATAAAATAATTGCTGAACGTGGAGACGTTGGTAACTTTATCAACATGCCTTACTTCGATGCGGAGATGCCGCAGAGATTTTGTTACAACAAGAACACAGAGGCCATGGAGCTTGATGAGTTCCTGACAGAGATAGACAACAAGCGTGTAACCCTATCTGATTTGGAGGCTATACGTGCTACTCAAACTGTAAGAAAACATTTCGAAGATGGTCCTCCCTGCCTACGGCATTTGTTTTCAGATGGTCCTTTGTCAGAACCGAGGAACAAGCTTCTCTTTATGATAGCTGTGTACTGTAAACAAAAGTTTCCTGACGGTTGGCAGAACTCTGTGGAAGAATACAACAGGACTTTGTTTTCCACACCTTTGCCGTCACAGGAAGTGGCGACGCTTATTAAGCAGCACGAAAAGAAGGACTATGGATATACATGTAAGGACGAGCCGTTCAAATCGTACTGTGATCCGTCCCTGTGTGTACTGGCTAAGTTTGGTATAGGGCAGGATGCACCGGATGCACCACAGGTTGGTGGGCTAACGATTATGTTATCGGAACCACGTTTGTATTTTATGGACGTAAACGGTACACGTATCCAACTAACAACGGAGCAGCTACAGAACCAGACGCTATGGCAACGTGCGTGTATGGAGCAGTGCATGTTCATGCCACCAACCACCAAGCCACAGAAGTGGCAGCAGATGGTCAACAACTTAATGAGTCAGGCTACTTACATAGATGTACCAGAAGAGCTTACAATAACAGGCCAGTTTAAAGATCTGTTAGAGGGTTATTGCACGAGCCACATTCGGGCCATGGCTCCAGAAGAAATACTTATGAACAAACCATGGACTGATGGTGGAGTTACCAAGTTCAAACTAGAGGGACTGCTCGAGTTCCTACATAACAGAAGGTTTATTATTACGAGCCGTGGACAGATAACCCAGATGATACGAGATCTTGGTGGTGATGCCACAAAACAAAACATAACCAAGCGAGGACCGAAGGGTGAAACAAGAACTACAGTTCGTTGTTGGTTTGTCCCTGCGTTTGAGGAAGAAGAAATAGAATTACCTGTAAAGGAGTATAGCAATGAAATCCCATTCTAATCGACTGCTGCGGGTGGGTGAGGTAGCCGAGATGCTAGGCGTATCGAAATCCTACATATATAAACTGTCGCAGACCGGAGACTTTCCGAAGCCCATTGTTCTGGGTGACGAGACAAACAGGAGATCCTCGAGCCGTTGGGTTCTGACCGAGATCGAGGACTGGGTAAACACAAGACCAAGGGGGAAAGAATATGATACCGAAAGCTAAATTAATTCTTGGACCGCCAGGATGTGGAAAAACCTACCGTCTAATAGAGGAGATCCGCAAGGCTCTGGCAGAGGGTACGCACCCATCACGCATGGGTGTGATCTCTTTTACACGGAAGGCCATCGAAGAGATGGTGACTCGAGCCTGTGAAGAGTTCGAACTGGAACCAAAAGACTTTCCATACATGAGAACATCTCATTCGTTTGGGTTCCGAGCGTTAGGCTTGCAGCCGCAAGACATCATGAAGAAAGAAGATTACGACAACATAGGAGAAACGGTAGGGTTAACCTTTGAAGGTAAGCTTTCTAACTCTTTAGAGGATGGAATGCCTATGCCTTCTTTAGGTGGATCAGGGTCAGATTATCTACAGATGATAGGCCGATCACGTTTACGCATGGTTACCTTGGACAAAGAGTTTAACGACACGTTTGACCGGACGCTGCACTTCCCTAAGTTGTTGCAATTACACGAGCAGATTGAGCAGTATAAGCAAGCCCTAAACAAGTACGACTATGTGGATATGATCGACAAGTACATACAGGTGGGGGAAGTTCCAAAACTTGAATACCTGATTATAGACGAGGCCCAAGATTTTACACCGTTGCAGTGGGAGATGGCAGTCAAGATAGCAAGCGAGGCGGAGAAAGTATTTATAGCAGGGGATGACGACCAAGCTATCCACAGATGGACAGGCGTGGACGTGGAGCTATTTAAAGAATGCTCCAAGGACATAGATGTATTGGATCAATCGTACAGAATACCAAGGTCCGTGCATAAACTAGCAAGGGTTATTGCAGGGAGGATTGAGGATCGACACACTAAGTTATTTAAACCAAGGGAGGAAGAGGGTTTGGTTGAGTGGATCAACCACCTTGATGATACGCCACTGTACGAGGGATCGTGGACACTTATGGCAAGGACAAATGGATACGTCCATGACATGGCAAAAAGAATCAAGAACATGGGGTTTAAGTTTTCGATCAAGGGTAGACCCAGTATCTCGGACAAACTGGTAGCAAACCTATTTACTTGGGAAGATCTGTGTCAGGACAAGAAGGTTGGACTGCAAAGGATCAAGGATCTATACACAACTGTACCCAAGCAGGGACAGAACGCTGTGGTCAAACGTGGATTTACACAGAGGTTGGACGCTTTGGCTCCAGATGCAGAACTGGATATGACACAGCTACAAAATGAATACGGTTTACTGGTGGGCGCAGAGCAGAGCGGCTACGAGGTGTTGCGTGTAAGCAAGGTAGAGCAGGATTACATTGCAGCAATGATGCGAAGGGGGGATGATCTACTGTCTGCCCCTCGCATAAAGTTGTCCACCTTCCATGCTATGAAAGGAGGAGAAGACGACAACTGTTTGGTATACTTAGGGTCTACCAAAGCAGCCTGTGAAAGCAGGTTTCAAGACGACGAGCACAGGGCGTTTTATGTTGGGGTAACTCGAGCACGTAATTCTCTGTACATATTACAAACAACAAACAATTACAGGTACACGATATGAAATGTTTATACTGCGGAGATCAAATGATTCAGGGTGGTGACCATGATTCGGAAGAAGATGAGTTTATTATGGTATCGAACTTTTCCTGCCCGAAGTGTGGTTCTTTTGCTTTGTTCTATTTTCCAAATGATGAAGAGGAGCAAACAATACAATGAAACGTGATGAAGTGTTGGATACAGCAAAAGAATTAATTAATGGACAGAGGGCCAAGGACTACGGTGATGCACACGACAACCACAGTAGAATTGCTTCGGGGTGGAACATCATCGTAGAGGGGGCAATGGAAAGTCATGGATACCTGACTGCCTCGCATGTGGCGTTGATGATGGACTGGGTAAAGAGTGCAAGACTTGTCGAGAACATCAATCATCAGGATTCATGGGTAGACAAATGTGGATACTCGGCTCTCGGAGCAGAGCACAGTGACAGAGGGAATGAAAAACCTTCTATCTTACTGCCTCGGCACGAAGAAATATTATCTAGGGTGGAAACAAAGAATGCAAAATAATTTATTTGGCAGTGCATTACACCACCAGATCAAAGGGGAACTAGATCTAATAGATCAGGACTGGAACATACCGCCAGAGTATCCAGACCTGACAGGCTACAAAGATGTAGCTGTGGATCTCGAGACCTATGATCCTAACATAAAAACATTGGGGCCAGGTTGGGCACGTAAGGACGGGCACATCATCGGCATAGCTGTGGCAGCAGGGGAATACAAAGGGTACTTTCCTATCCGACATGAGAACTCACACAATCTAGATCCGAAGTTCACACTCAAGTGGCTGAAGAAACAGATGGCTGTGCCTGACATGAACGTGATCATGCACAATGCAACCTACGATGCAGGTTGGATGAGGGCCGAGGGCATAGAGATACAGGGCAGGATTATTGACACAATGATTACTGGCGCATTGGTGGACGAGAATCGTTGGTCCTTTGGCCTTGATGCAATGGCTCGAGATTACGTGCAGCTTCGAAAGAATGAAAGGCTTCTACAGGCAGCAGCCAAGGAGTGGGGCGTAGATCCAAAGGCAGAGATGTACAAGCTACCACCTAAGTATGTGGGTGCTTATGCCGAGCAAGACGCAGTTGCTACGCTTAAACTATGGGATGCGCTGAAGGTACAACTCGAGGAGCAAGAACTCTGGCACATCTGGAATGTAGAGACGGATCTTATACGCTGCATGTTGGACATGAGAACCAACGGTGTGCGTGTGGATCTCGACAAGGCAGACAAGAACAAGAAGCTAATCCGAGCCAAGACCAAGGAGCTACGTTCGTTTATCGAAAAGGAAGCAGGGATGAAGGTAGACATCTGGGCCTCTGCTTCTATCCAAAAGATGTTTGATAAGATGGATATGGAATACTTTACCACAGAGAAAGGTGCACCATCGTTTACCAAATCGTTTTTGATCGACCATCCATCTAAGGTCTGTCAGGCTTTGGTTAAACTACGTGAGTTCGATAAGGCAGACTCTACGTTTATCGATAGCATACTGCGCCACGAGCACAACGGACGGATACATACAGAGCTACACTCCACACGAAGAGACGAAGGAGGCACGGTCACTGGTAGATTTTCATCTTCCAACCCAAACTTACAGCAAATTCCTGCGCGAGATCCCGACATCAAGAAGATGATTCGTGGTTTGTTTATACCAGAGGACGGTTGCCAGTGGGGATCGTTTGATTACTCGAGCCAAGAGCCAAGGTTACTGGTGCACTTTGCAGCGTCCGTACCTGTAGGATTGAGGCACTCTGTGGTCGACAACATCGTAGATGAGTTCAATACAGGGGACGTGGATCTACATCAGATGGTTGCAGACCTAGCTTCGATCACTCGTAAGGAAGCCAAGACTGTAAACCTTGGCATTATGTACGGCATGGGCGTAGCAAAGTTAGCCGATCAGCTTGGCATACCTGCGGATGATGCAAAGAGTTTGATTAGAAAACACAGAGAAAAGGTGCCGTTTGTTAAAGGTCTTGCAGATCTGGCTACCAAACAGGCATCAGACAACGGGCAGATACGCACTCTACTAGGTCGTAAGTGCAGGTTTCACCTTTGGGAGCCTCTTACATTCGGAGTAGGTAAACCCCTACCTCACGACGACGCACAGAAGGAGTACGGCAAACAGATTAAACGAGCCTTCACATACAAGGCACTGAACAGATTGATCCAAGGATCAGCAGCCGACCAAACAAAGAAAGCAATGCTTGATTGTTACAACGAGGGACTTACTCCTATGCTTACGGTGCACGATGAGTTATGCTTTAACATAGATGATGAAGCCCAAGTCGGAAAAATAAAGGAACTAATGGAAACAGGCGTACCTCTAAAGGTGCCCTCTAAAATTGACGTAGACATTCAACCAGATTGGGGAGACATAGAATGATAGATCCAGACATGAAGACACTAGGACTAAGACAAATGCATCCAATGCAAGTCGAAGCACTCATGGACTTTGTTGGCACAACCATAAAGTTAGCTGCTGAAACAGGGGATAATAAAACTCTGCTGGACGTAGAGGCATCTGCTGATGAACTCATAAAACTATTTGGAGGCAGAGGTATAAGAATTGAGGTGGAAGACTAGTCGTTCCGTCTTTGTATTTCTAGGTTAGCACTCTGCGAGGCAGGGTCACCAAAGACACTTGGAGCAAGGGTCTGCGCTCTCTCTACAAACCCTTCTGTTAAATTACCTGCTGTATTTCTGACTTGAGCCAGGGTGTTTCTAACTGGAGCCGTAATAGTTTGTGGAAAAGATACCTCGGGTTGCGGTTGTTCTACTTCAGGAGTAGTAATTTGCGGGGTGGCTTGCTCTAATCTACGCAGCCTATCTGCACGACGGTCGGCAAGTCTGGCATCTCTTTCTTCCTTTGCCACCAGTGGCTGTAACTTTTCAAACCTACGTTCGTTAGACAACCTGTTTAGTTCTGCCCAAGGGCGTTCTTTAATCAAATACTTTTTGTCTTCGTTACGCATTTCCATCATGACTTCTCTAATAAGTTCTTTGGATGCTAGACCGGGCCAGAACTCTCCACGCATGATGACATTAATTTCTGCTCCACCCATACCTGATTCTGTAAGACCTTTACGAATAGATGCGTCAGTTGCACCCATGGCTCGAGCAGCCTCAACCTTGTAGTACAGGTTGCTTTGCTCACGATACAAGTTATCGAGGTACGTGGACCATCCCTCCATAACCTCTGGTATAGTTGCATCCGCACGTTTGATTTCTCTGTTGGCAGAACCTTTGGCAGAGGATCTAAGTGGGAGATATTCACCACCTTGAAATCTAAAATCAGTTCTTGTGTTGACGTTAATAGGTGTAAGCCCTGTAACAACCCGAGCAAGCTCTTCGTTAACTGCATACTCCTGACCACGAGTGCCGGGTAAATCTGTCATGGCTCGGAGCAATCTACCCTCTTGAAACTTACCAGATCTTTCTTCCTGAAACATGCGACCGTAGCCTGGAATATATGTGCCAGCTATGTGGACGAGACTCTTTTGCATTTTAGTTCCAAAATCATCTGCGCTTGCGTAAACTCTTGCACCTGTTTGTGTCTCACCGTCTCGCCCAATCCAAGACTGTGGCAGCACATCTCTTACCCGTTCGTAGATCAGAGATTCAGATAAGAACGGCTCGGCGTAACCCTCAATAGCAGACCAAGAAGAGTTTAGTATTTGGTCAGCCTCGCCTTTACCCAACTCACCTCGTTCAAAGTATGTTCGAAGAGCAGCCCGGGCAGGATCTAAAACAAATGCGTGTGGGAAGATAAAGCTGAGATCCCCCATAGATATGTTGCCACGCTTGTCATTGTCGAGAACAATCATCTGATGTCCATCGTAGAAGTCCGCTGTCAAGGTAAGAGCAGCATTCATCTCTTGCTCCGTGGTCCCTGTTGCAAGCATCGAAGCTTTGGTCATGGCTGCTGGAAGAATCGCGGACGTAGCTGCGTAAGATGTCAGTCTGTTGGTTCCTATACCGTGGATGCGTCGTTCAAGGATCTTTGCATTATCTTCCCCTATCGACCTAATAAGAGCCTTACCTGCATCTGTATTAGGATCTATTTTAAAAGACATTTCTTTAATGCCTCGAGCCAAAGTGTTTGCAGAGTTCCTGATGTTTTCAGATGCAAACGATGTGAAGTTACCAAACACTGGAATGGCATCGAGTCTACGGATTGCTTTACCTACACGGCTGTACACAGGCATCGTATCTTTAACAATGTCGCCCGACATTGTTAGGAGAAAGTTTGCAGGTGATTGATCAAGAGCCAAAGATGCGCCACGCTTGGCTATACCCTGTTCCACAAATACTTTTTGTAACTCAGGAAATACATTTGGTGGTAAGGCGTTAATGTCTAACTTTGCTTTACCAAGAGCGTTGGTTACTTTTGCTTGCTCTCCAAACACGGACATCATTTTGAAGAAAGAGTCAGATTCAGAGTACAGAGATTCAAGCTGCTGCATAAAAGGTATGACAGATGTTGATTTGTCTACAGCGGTTTGCAATCTACCTGCCACTTGAAAGTCCTGTGCCATCTCTTTGAAGTCTCGAAGAGCAGAGGTCACAAGGCTGGTATCCATAA